CGGATACGTCGCTTTTGCCCCCGTGATATCTGTCAGCGTCAGCGTATCTGCTGTAAAGCCATCATTTGTCCACATCACAAGGTCAAACGCCGTCTGCTCTGTACCATCAATCACCGGAACGACTCTTTCGCTGTTATTTCCCGCAAAGCGGAAAACAACCGTATGCCAGTTATGGTCAAACGCACCAAATGTACCCAGTTGTGCATTCGACGTGCCCTTGTGGTGCATAAGATTCAGATTTGATGCATCCGTCTGAAGGAAGAATGATGCCAGCATACTGTTTGCTGCCGCGCCTGACGCCCACTGCGACACCGGCCAGTAGAGACCAAAGACAAACTGTCCGTTCACCAGTTCGCTTCCATCCGGAATTTTGAACCGTACGGCAATTTCACCCCCCTTGCTGAGAAGATTTTTTGCCTCCTCCACTGCAACAGTACGGAACATTTTCCAGGACGTCAGTTTACCGGGCTGTTTTTCCAGTCGTAGCGCTTTCCGTCCACCGTCATCAGTCACAGTGCCTTTGCCACCGGCAGCCCCCCACTGCTGCTCTGTCCATACACCATTTCCACTGTTCGCATCATATTCAGCCACCGTCCTGGTACTGCTCACGGCCTCATCATGACCAGTACCAGCAACACCGCCATCCTGCGGTTTCTCAACACCCGGTACCCCCGGACTGACATCATCACCGGGAGTTGTACCACCCGACTGCGGTGCGCTCTGCCCGGTAAGGAACGATAATGTCCGCCCGGCGTACTGCAAAATGGCACCTGCCAGGCGGTCTGAAACAAGGCCTCTTCGCGCCCATGAACTGAAGTGCGTTTTACGATCGGCTGACGTCCAGTTACTGGCAGTGCGTGACGCAGCGCCATAGTATCCCGCCGGGATAATGTCCGGATCTTCTGACGGCTCGTTTGTCGGCACATTCACACCATGCTCATCCGTCATCAACGGCACAAAGTGAATATTCTGCGCAGCTTTGCCTTTATACCCACCGTAAACCGCCTCATACGGCGCTGCATACCTTTCCTTCCAGTAGTACGTGGTATCACCGCAAATCCACGGGACGCTGGCCGTTGTCCCGCCAGTACACTGCTCTGCCACATCTGCCAGTTCCGTACGGAACTGATTTACCATGGCAAGGAAAAGCGCATTGTGTTCTGCATGTCTCCCCGAACTGACATCTTTTTCTCCCTGCATCCAGATCACTGATAACAGCACGTTCTTCGGATTTTTCTTCAGGGCCGCACGGGTTCTGCTGACCAGGTCATGATACAGCGGTTTATCCGCCCCCCACAGGGACGAGCCTGCGGTCGCTCCCGACGCTTCGTTAAACGCCCCCTCGGCCCCCGCAGTAAATCCCGAATCGCCACGGCCACATGGAACAAGAAGGATACCCGCATTCGCAGGCATAAACGGCAGCAGCTTTTTGGCAACATGCAGAGCATGCCCCACACAACCGTACTGTCCCTTACTCAGGTCTGCATGAGGATGATTCAGGTTACTCATATCCTGCACATCATGCAGACAGTGGTCTGCCGGAATGATGTCGTTATATTTACAGGCGGCACCACCCGGCGTCACCGTACTGCGACGCGCCAGCTGTTTAATACGCGGGTCCGGACGGTCATATGTCTCCGGCAGCGGCAGCCCCTCGCCAAAAGACATCGAGTTGGACTGCCCGGCCAGCGCAATGACAAAGTAATATTCCGGTTCGCTGGTGGTGCTGATAACAGCGCCACCATCACCCGACGGTTGCACCACCACCGGTGTGGTGACATCACCTTCCGCCGCAATGGCCTGCATCAGGGTATAAGGCGTGATGGCGACAGGGCTGCCAAATGGCTGCCACCCCTCCTTCAGTTTTTGTGTCAGTCGCTCCGCAAGGTCTGACGGCGACGCCGCCCTGACCACATCGTAGTGTTTAAATGTCATGAATCCTCCCTGGCGGGATAATGTTGTGAGTCAGATAAGGAGCGAGCTGAAGTCCGGAAGTTACAGGACAATGGCAGGAGGAAGACTACAGCCCGCAATACGAAAAAGGCCGCGCAGTTGCGCAGCCTTATGAATTCTGGTTAAAATCCATTCGATTATAAAAATGTATATCTCATGCTGTTGCCCGAACCCACTCGGGCTTTTTTTTTGCCCACAAGAAAGCCCCTCCGGAGAGGGGCTGGAGAGTGGCGCTATGTGCCATTGCATGGTGCCGGGTGCCTCCCGGTGAGTTCAGCCCGGTGACACTAAACCCGCATATTCTCGCTTACGATCATCAAAGAGATCATACCGTTCACCAGTCGCCCCTCCGCACAGGGGGATTCACCATGCGAAATTTTTTTAACAAATGCTCAGTCTGACAGGCAACTGTCAACTTACTGAATTGTGAGGAATTTAACACTTCACAGCACAATATCTTTCCAGCGCCCCAAAATCATCAGGACAGGAGAAAATCTTCTCCCCCTGTCAGAGTTTAAAATCCAGCACGCCATTTCTAAATGCTTTATATACTCCTGAAGACGGTGGTGATGGTATATCAGCATTCTTTACTGCATTCATCGCTTCACGACATAAATCGGGATCACCGCTTTCTCTTTTAACCTGTAGCAGAAGACCATTCGGGGCCATATACATTCTCAGTGAACACTCTTTTCCTGAATACTTACTCGCATCCTTTAACTGTTCTTCTATGGCTTTCCTGACCTGAATGGCATACTGCCTGATTTCTTCACTGGCATCAGGGGTACGTTCCGATGAGCTCAAATTTTGCGACTTTATTAATTTATCTGAGTGATACAGAGAAGCATCATAATTATTTGTCGATACATCTTTTGTGCAGCCAGTTGTCAGACTGGCTAATATCAAAACAAGAACTGGTACAGCACGGCAATACATTTATCCATCTCCATATTAACAAGAACAATTATCTATAAAATATAGTAAATATGCGGGATCCGGGAGGACTTGTAACTATCATCTCCGGATCAGCATGTAGTTTTTATTTTTCCGGATGATATATGCCGCAATAATACCCCTGCATACAGATGCCTGCAAATATCTACGAAGCATCCGGCGAGAATAAACAAGGAAGTCTGAGGCTATCTTATATGATAGCCTGTTGCTCAAAAGACAATGATTCACTCATCAGAACCAACAACGCATAATGCAGATAATGGACCGCCATCGAGGACTCGAACCCCGCGCAACCAGCTTCGAAGGCTGGCGCTCTATCCCGATGAGCTAATGGCGGTATGTGATATGGTGGCCCTTGCTGGATTTGAACCAGCGACCTGGCGATTATGAGTCGCTCGCTCTCACCACTGAGCTAAAGGGCCGGGCATAGGATAATAACGGTACGTAACTAATTCTGCAATATCATCCGTTCTGACTGACTAAATTCTGAACTTCCCTGACCGTCTGCTCAAAACGCTCAGTCTCCAGCTCAACGCCAGTTGCACGACGTCCCAGCGCTATCGCTGCTTTGACTGTCGAACCTGACCCCATGAAGAAATCTGCAACCAGGTCACCCGGACGACTGCTCGCGCTGATTATCTGCTGCAGCATTTCTGCCGGTTTTTCGCACGGATGTTTCCCGGGATAGTACTGCACCGGTTTATGCGTCCACACATCGGTGTACGGCACCTGCACCGTCACACCAAAATACCGCCGCAGATGCTTATATTCACTCTGCAGTTCCGTATACTGCCGGTTCAGTTCACTGTATGTGCTGACCAGTTGGTGATGTGGCTTTTCCAGTTCTCCGCGCTGATGCTTATCTTCTGCCACCCGGGCAAACAGCGCCTGTAATTTCAGATAATCGCTTTCGTCCGGTAGCTGCCACTGGCTGGCACTGAACCAGTGCGACACCATGTTTTTCTTTCCTGTGGCATCAGCAATCTGTTTTGCCGTTATCCCCAGGGCAGCACGCGCATCACGAAAGTAAGAAATCAGCGGGGCCATCACATGCTGTTTCAGTGCCCTGCCCTTCGCCTCATACCCGGCATCTTTCGGGCGATACGGCCCCTGATAATGTTCCGCGAACAGAATGCGCTCTGTGGCGGGGAAATATGCCCTCAGGCTTTCCTTGTTGCACCCGTTCCAGCGTCCGGACGGCTTCGCCCAGATAATATGGTTCAGCACATTGAAGCGTTCACGCATCATGATTTCAATGTCAGACGCCAGGCGATGGCCACAGAACAGGTAAAGACTTCCGGCAGGTTTCAGCACCCGCCAGAACTGCGCCAGACACTGGGC